GGGAGACCGGTATGACCACCAGGTGAGTATTGGGGTCCTGGACTCCATTACCGAGTCCATTCTAAACGCCTACACCATCAAGGCCGGCCCCCGGTCCAGCCGGGATGAGCTGAAACGTTTGATGCGCACCACGGCCTGGATGACCGCTCCCGAGGCCAAAGGCCTGGGACTGGTGGACAAGATTGTAGGGGAAGAGGAGATTGACCCCGCGGCCATTCTGAACAGCGCGGGGGGCGTGTGCCACGGCATTCGGGCACTGGCGGCTGTGGGGCGGCCGACAGCC